TAAAACGTAGCTATTTGAGCTTCATCAATGAAATAGTATCTAACCGAGGTAGCGGTGGCTTGGCCAACACGTCTACAACGACTCAGTGCTCATCATGTTCTGCCTTACTCTATGTAGCGCGTATAATGATCAAGTTTTCAATACCACTCCATGATTGTTCTCTCACGGCATGTAATTATGGAAAAATCCCAAAAATAATAATAAAATTTTGATTAAATAAAATTGGGGAGGGAAGTTATAGAACGTAAGTAATAACTAGAGCTCCGTTCAAGACGGTAGATAATTAAGCCAAGAGGTTTTCTAACTTAGGATTGATTGGATAAGATCAGATTCATCACTTCTGAAATGAGGTTTAAGTAAAACCCCAAAATTGCCTACATATAATCCCTGTACCTATCAACTCTGTACTGATTAAATGTTCTTTGGTCTGGTAGCTTGCCGAGTTCTTGGAGGCAAGCTGCGTTGATACGTTTGACTTCTCTCTCAAACACGTCCCTTCCATGGTAAGACAATTCGTTAATTGTATCTGAACAGTTCATCAGAATCTGATATTCTGGATCTGGACACTGGCGATACCAATTAATACGTTCGACGGTTGCATCGAATTCTTGTGGACACAACCAATCAGAGCCCTCGCGGATGAAAGCTCTCTTGAGATAAGACACCTCATGTATCTTTCGAAACAGAGGTGTCTCTCCCGTGTTCTTACTCTCATCGGTGTAGGTCATCCCGATTCTGGCATAACCTTCCGTGATTGTTTGTTGATTGAACAGATGAAGCACTGAACTATCGATGTTAACGACGTTGTCATCACCGTACGACACCATGGAAACGACATCCTTGAAACGCGGTCCCTCAACCTGCATGTTGAAAACGATCCTCATCGACACCGAGTTGTAAAACGAATTCAAAATTGTTGTGCACGGATTCCCGGATGGTTGGGAATGATCGCAGCTGTAAAATACGTCTCGGCATAAATGTATTGCATTCACGACATCCAAGAAGAGCACTCTTCTCACTCTCGCATTCACCTCTCCATCATTGTACCATTCATTGGCTACTCCAACGAACGCCCACATGATTTGCGTATTCAACGTTCCATCAAACGACGAGAAATCACCAGCAATGACTGCG